TCCTCTAGGCGGGGGTGGCCTACATAATCATTATTTTATAGGGGATTTATATAAAATAATGGGTCCTCTAGGCGGGGGTGGCCTACATAAAGGGATTTTTGGGTGTAGATTTATAAAAAAACGTGGTCCTCTAGACAGAACCAGGAGTGAGAACTCGGGTGCCACATTTGCAGTAGTGTTTATTACAAGCGACAGTTCGTGTAACATAGCCATTTGTATAAGTACATGTGGGGGGTGTATAGGATTTGGAGGTTCGGTTCGGTGGTGCTGGGTAATGAACGCCTGTTTTTGTTATTCTATAAGTGGGGAAGATGATGGAATTAGGAAGGAGTCGTCGATTGGGTCTTTGATTTGTATTGGAGCATAATTGAAAAGTAGGACAGAGAGATACTTTTTTTTCCATATCAAAAATTGTGCGACGTGTAGGGTCGGTAGGGGGCAAGAGACGACTGAAAGAGTTTTTGGTGTTAGGGATGGTTGTTTCTAAAGCATAAGATTCATAATCTGTATATTCTTTAGAGGTAAGAACCGGGGAAAGTTTTGTTTGATTTTTGAGAACATCGGCGGTTTTAATAAATCGAATATAATCGCTTTGTGACATTATATATTTATTGTTATATTTTTACAGGTTCTCTACAAAATGGGGAACGAATCATAATAATTAGAGAATCATAAAATATTTTGTTTTGTATAGAAATTTCTGTGTCATAAAAACGAGAACCCAACCTAAAATTGCTCCTATAAGAGAACCATATAAAAGTTGTTTTATATCGTGTCTGCGATATTTCCAACGTTGATATAAAGTAATAACTGCTATAAAAGACATCCAATAAACAACGGAAATGGGGCCATTAGCAAAGAATAAAAAGGCCAAAGAGAAAAAGGCGGCTTGAGCGTGTCCTGAAGGGAATCCATATTGTTGTATGTATAATAATTCTTCGTGTTCGAGAAAGGGTATTTGATTTGTTGGTCTTGGTTCTCTAAAGATAGATTTTAAAATAGTATTCAAAAAGGCGTTAAGAATACTTCCTAATGTAAATACAATTAGATAGGGGGTTCTTTCGATGAGGCAATAAAATGTGATGCCGAAGAGTATAACAGGACCGTAATATCCAATCAAGTCAATAATAGAAAACATATTATGTGGTTTATAATATGTTCTCATAAAAAGTGGTGCAAAAAGTGGTCAAAAAGGAAAATATGTTGTGGGGTTTATAATATGTTCTCATACAAAGTGGTGAAAAAGGTTGCCACTTTCGGTGGTGTATGGGATTATGATGTAGTCGACCGATATAATTGTTCACAAATAAAAGAGAACGACCAATTGCTACCATTTAAATCGAGAAGAGTTCCGCGGTCGGTTAATAATTGTATTGTCATTTTGCGGATATTCACAGGGCCGAAATAAAGGCGTTCTTGATTTTGTAAAGTTCCACCAAATTCCGTGTAATAATCTCCTGGTGCACTAGGTGGTTTATAAGGGATAATCCCGAATAAATCTTTTATAAAAGGGCCTGGTGAGTATTGTTTGCTGGGGTTTTGTTGACTAATGACGGATTGATTCAAAGAATATAATTGTGCGTTTGTGACATTATCACTATTTGTTTGGGTAGTTGCTGTAGAAACGAGTTCTCCTGTTGCCGGGTCACAAGTTTGGGTTGTGCTATATGAATAATCAGGAATTTGTATGGATGTTTGGCTGCGTGTAATAGTAACCAAGCCATCGTTCAAATGATTTTGAATAAAATCGTCCAAAGAAATCAAAAAATAATTATATAAATTGGTGCTGAGGGCAGTATCACTAGTTAAATAAATTTGTGTAGAGAGGGTTAAATTACTACTAGTGTCAATATTTGGAGTAATGATATAAGAACCATTAATAGAAGATAGATAATAAGGTTTTGTAGAAGGTGTTGAGGACGGTGTTTGATTTTGTGGTGTCAAAAAGTATTGGGTATAATCGCGAAACCCCAACATCCAGCCAATCGTAGTATCCCAAGTAGTATTTTGAACACTTTTTGACCCCGAATAACAAGAAACAAAATTAATAGGATTATAAAAATCCAAAATATAATCTTGTGATGTAAAAACGCGATTGATATTTACCCATAATTGAGTATATTCTTGATTATTGATGATGATTTGTTTGAAATTGGTTCCATATGTTTTTGGATTTTGTGAAAAAGCGGTATTGATAGCGGAATAAAGAGAACCGATAGTATATAAATTTGGAGGTATTGTAATAACGATGGAATCATCAGGGGAATTTGAATTCGTTGTATAAAAAGTAATTGTATTGTTACAATTATCGATGATATTGATTTGTTTGGATGCAGAACCGATTTGTGTTTTTCCTTTAATAAGAGCATATCCATCATTTATGATAGTTGATAAATTATAAGAGACATCTACATTAAAAATATACCAAGAATTTGTAACATCTGTAATAGGTATTGTGGCATCATTAAAAGTCAAAATATAGTCGGCTTCTCCCAAATAATAATAAGCGTTGAGATTCAAAGAAATATCAATATTATTTGGATTTTCATTTACATTAAATATTGTGCGACTAAAGGGTGTTTGTGTATTTACGGTGGATGTGATTGGCGAAGTTATAATAGCGGTTTGAATAGCGGAGGTTATGCTTTGATAAGTTGGGAATTGTTGAGAAGACAACGTCACTATTATAGGGTCAGATGCGCCATTCCCTGAATCTCCATAAATAGTATCGGGTTGTATGATAAAAACACAACTGGTATCTAGGGTATAACCGTTGGTTAATTTTGGTATAATAATATTGATATAACTAATATCATTTAAATTATTGGACCCATTTTTGGAAGGAATATTTACGATGGACCAGCTACAATCAAAATTGGGAGAACCGGAGGGGTTTTTCGCTCGTGTCAAAAAGGAATTATTGTCGATGATTACTTTGTATGATTTATTTGTAAAAGACTTTGTAAGGTCGATTTGTAAATTGAAAAAATTGTTTATATCTATAAAAGCGTTTGTATTTGTCATATTAAAAAACGTATTTCCATTTGTGTTTTGATTTGAAAAAGATGTATTAATAGCAAATAAATATTGTGTCAAAGTATTATAAATTCCAGATTGTATATTCATAGAAAAATCATTCAAACCGGTGTTATATGTGGGTGTTGTACATGTCATAAAGATATTCGTGGATGTATCTATTTCAAAGGTGGAATTAATAGCGGGTGATTCAGAGATGAAATGTGAAAAGTCGTTGAAAGCATTATCAAAATAAAAAGCGGAATAATCTGTTTGTGGTTGATATTGCCAAATCGTGAAAGGTTCTCCATATTGATTCAGTTTTATTGTTTCCGTTGGAAAAATAACGAGAATTTTGGAATTGGGAACATATTTGGTTTTCAGTCGATTTAAAGTAAGGGATAATTGATAATAAGAATTTTTATAATTTTGTTTTGTGGGGTCTGTAATATCTATGCGTTGGATTTGCGAGGTATTGTCAAAAAGGTTAGATTGTTGGATGGCTTGATTCGTCGCGTCAATAATATTTTGGCGTGTTACTGTGCCGGTATAATTGAATCCATTATTCATGAGTTGAATGGTATAGGTGTTTAAGATTTTGCTACGTGAATCATATCCGGTGAATTGGTCATATCCCAAATATTGAACGACTGTGAAATAATTATTAGAATTATCGAGAGTGAAATTTTGGCTATATTGAGTGGTTATAGTATCGGTTAAATAATAAGTTTGATTGGAAGAAATGGAATTGAGTGTATAGATTGAATTATTAAAGCCCATATAACCTGGGATGGAGTAATTATTAAGAGAAAGATCTAAAGGTGGTGTTGAGAACCAAGACATATTATAATAAGTTTCGTTGAAGGTATTTTGTATATTTAATTGGATAGTGGTTTTAGCGGTGGATTCATCGTAATTAATAAGTGGAAGACCATTAAAATTGATATCTGCTGCTGTAGAATTTGATATGTCTTGAAAAGCTTGATTAATGGTTGCTGGAAGAGTGGTTTGGTCATAATTACCAGGGGGTATTTCTATTTTATAACTATTATTGGAAACGCCGGTAGTATTTCCTTTTATATAAAAAAAATTGCTACCAAAGCTTTTGCCTATGGTATACCAAGAAAATGGTATTTGTATAGAATATAATTTAAGAGAGACTACGTCGCGTAAAGGTTCAGATAAATCAAAAGAAAAATTCGTGGTCGACGGGTCAGTAGTTATATTTCGATATTGGCTATCAATACTTATAACTCGTTTAATGGTTTGTGTTAAAAGTGGATTTAGTTGTAATTTGTCCGGAGAATAATCTAATTGATGAACGGATTGTAGGTTTTGTGGTTGATATCCTATGACAGAGGTTGAGGGGGATTCAGTTGGTCCGATAGGCGATTCGGGATTTGTCATACCTTCGATATCATCATCATCAGAATCTGTTTCAAAAAATCTTTTGTAGATTCTATTAAAAAAATCGTATAACTGTTTGCCGGCATTTGTAGGAATGTCTTCATATTTTCGAATCATTTGTATGATTTTGGCTTCTAGTTCTCTATCGGTTGGATTATTCATATCTAAAATATCATAAAGTTGTTCGTCGGTATATTTATGGACGTCATATAAATCCATAATAAGAAAATGTTTATATTAGATTTATATATTTTTATTGAATCTAGAGATAAACATGTTCTCAAGAAATAGAGGGATATCCAAAACTGTTTTACAATTCATTAATAATTTTACTGGGAATGCTTTCAATCCATAACCGCGTTTCATATGTTCATTACCATAGAAACATAATTGGTCGAGGGCTTTGAAAACGGCTTCTTCGGTGGGGTTTAGTTCTTCTCTTCTAATCCTATGTTTTCCAATATAATTATACCGATTATAATTTTGGTTCTCATAAACTTGATATTTACTGATGATGGATTTATTGGAGCACATTCCAATAGCGAAAATTTGGTTTTTGTCATTATCCATTTCGAGAACCAGCATTTTTGCTTTTAAAGGAATATTTTTCGAGACTTCTCCAGGAGTACAATATAAACAGCCATTAGGCCAAGATTTTTCGCGAAAAGATTGATTTTCTCTTTTTGTTTGAGTATTAAATCGAGAGGTCATTATGTAGTTCGTTTGACTTTTTTTATATAATCGGATGGCGGCGGCTTCTTGTTTCTTTCGAATTTTTTCTTGAACGGCTTCTTCGGTCATAGGCATGATAATATACAGAAATTGTCATAAAGGGATATTTGAATCGATTTTATCTCTAGAATATATTATTGAATATGACGGAAGATGTAAAAATAAATATAAGAGATGAAATATCCAGATATACCGACGACCATTTTATGAATAAATTGAATGAAGAATTAGAGAAAGTAAGAAAGAGTTCTCGATTTATGGACAATAGTCCAATCAGTATGTCAAATCCAACAAGTGATTCAGAGGGGGAGAATAATGAGGGGGAGCTCGAAGAAGCCGATTATTTTGAAACAGATGTTCTCTTAAATTACCAGAAACAACCAGGATTAAAACGTTTGACATTTAAAGAAGTGCGTGATTCGATTAATAAATATTATGAAACGGATGATAAATATTCGAATGAATTGGATATTTTACAGACATTTTTGAAAGGACAAAAACATATATTCTCAAAAGCGGTTGATATTATTCAAATAAAAACACAATGGGTATTGATTCCTGCTCTATTAGGTAGTGCTACGATTACAATTATATCTCCAATTATAATGCGTTTTTTATGGAGTGGTGCATTTATTTCGGGATTGAATGCTCTGGTATTTGTTCTTTTTTTCATTTGTTATTATTGTAAATTGGCGTCTTCAGATATTGTTTATAGGCAATTAAGTAATCAGTATGAAAGATTAGAGCATTCTTTAGATATAAATAAATTAATGGAATCAGGAAAGGACAAATCTTCGATTGTTCTCAACGTATTAAAAGAAATGGAGAAGAAATTAACGGATTTAAAAGAGACAGCAATTTTGGGATTGCCTTCTGATATAAAGGTGATGTTTCCGATTTTGTATCACGTTCATATTTTTACTTTTATAAAACGTATAGAGGTCTATAAAAAGAATTTAATTATTAAGTTCAAAGATGTCAAAAACGAGATTCGATATATAGAATGGAAATGGGGGGAAAAGATAGAGAACAAAGAAAAAATGAGATTAGAATTTTTGTGTAAAATAAAAGAGAAAATAAAAAATGAAATTCTCCATTATAAAAACGCATATGGGTCTATGGATGAATTAATGACCAAAGAAATCAAAAGGGCCGACCAAATGTCTGTATGTTTATGGCCTTCTTCGAGTGTGTCAAAAAGAATGAATACTGATAATCCTGTGGTGTCGGCTTATTTTTCTACCATTTTTGAGGATTAGCGGCAAATGTTTGCCAAAACAAAGGCATATCATAGACTATATTTATATGTTGTGTGGGGTCTTTCAGCGTGTCTTGTATATGTTTCGCTAGAGGGTTAGTATCATCCCATTGGATAGAAATGACTACGCGTTTAAAATCTTGATTGGCTCTCAAAGGGTTCTCAATAATTCTTTTTACTTTTCCAATATTTAAAGATGAAAATGCGCGAAATATTTGGTTGGTAGTAATTTGGTTAGAAACTTTTGGAATACATAATTTCATCGGGTTTAATCAGGTTGATTGATATATATATATATTGATATATATCAACAAAATTGTTCGATTTTATAGAGGTTTACAACGGAGTATACATAAATAGAGAACCGTATTCCTTTTTGACTTCTTGTAAGATAGCCGGTGTATCTTCGATGAGAACTTGTTTCTTGTATTTTTTTACGAGAATTTCGGCGATTTTGAGTTTGGCGGATTCTTCGATAATAGGAATAGTAGAGTTTGCTTTATAACAAACATGGGATATTTTGAAATAGGGTTCTTTATCTAGGTCGTGTTGTTCTGTTGCTGAAATGGATTGTAATGTATTTTGTTTTAATATTTTATTGGTAGACATAATGTTCTCAGCAAATTGTAAATTATGATGTTCGTTGTATTTTGTGGTTGATTGTAGAATATCGGATGGAACATTATGTTGGTCCATCAATTGTTTTAGAGCTTTGGTATCTCTTGGGAAACAGGGGCCTCCAAAAGAAAGTCCTGGATTGAAATATTTTCTGCCGATTCTCGAATCCGTTCCGATGGCTTTGAGAACGGTATGTTTGTTGGCTCCTGCTTGGTCGCATAAATCCGAAATCATATTTGCAAAACTTATTTTGGTAGTAATGAATCCATTTAAAGAAATCTTGACAATTTCCGCTTCGAGAGGTGTCATAAAGAAGAATTCAGGGGATGTGTTTGTCATAAGGGTATAAATATCGGTTAAAATGGGGGTCAATATGTTGGGAATATGGGTGCCTACCAGAATCATATCGGGGTTTTTGAATCCTTGGACGATTTCGCCTTGAGCGATGAATTCGGGGTTATAGTTGATAGAGCAATTTTGGGATTGTGTCATAAGAGTGGAGGCGATGGTGTCGATAAAATGTGGCATCACCGTGCAACCGATAATGAAATGTTTGTCTTTTGGTTTGAGTTTGTCTATTTTTTCAAGAAGATTTGATAGGATAGTATGGTCGTAGAATTTTTGGCCGCCTCCATTAGGGGTTTGAACGATAATAAAAATAATATTGGAATGGTCGAGGCCTTTTTGAAGATTGGTTGTGGCTTCAAATTTTTTGGCGGATTTGAGGAGGTCATTATATTGGGGTTCTTCGAAATGGATTGTTTTTTGATTGAGGGCTTGGACGTAATCGGGGAAAATATCGACGCCGACAACGTGATAACCGCAGTCTTCTAATAGGAGAGCAAATCCAAGGCCGAGTTTGCCGATACCGATGACGGTTATTTTTTCTAATGATGGGTTCTCCATTATTGTCATAAAGAAGTATATATTTATATTTGTTTATGATGATTGTTTTATGATGATTGTTTTATGATGACGAGTCTATAAGACCACATAATATTTGCCTAATTCGAATTTAGTGTCTTTAAAATCCGCAAGATGTTCTCTATATTTTGAGAATGGAATGATACGTATATCGAAACTAATTCGTGTTTTATTTGTGCGATTGATGCGATTACAATGTCGTATTTGATTGAAATAGGCTTGAAGAAATTGGTTGGTATGGAGAACCAAGTTGTCAAAATGTGTGGGATGAATATTGGAATTTGGGAAAGGTTCATAATAAATACTATTGGAGGCTTGCATATGTGTGATGGGGATGACGAAATTCATTTCTGTAGGATGATGTCCAAATTGGCGGTCGCAATGAAGTCCTATAATATGGTCGGGGTCTTTTGGGTCGATGCCAATAGCCGCGTTATCAGGAAGACTGAACCGAATATTTGGGGTCTTTTGAATCACTAGATGAGTTTCTTCCGGGAATTTGGGGAGAATGTTCTCTCTTACGAATTTATAATAAGCTTCGTTGAAGCGTGTATGAGTATCAACATATTCGTGGAATTTTTTGACAAAGATAGAATTGCGGTCTTGTTTCCATTCATGAAGATGTTTATGATATTCTTTTTGTTCTTGGGTAAGAAGATTTGAATCTAATAGGTTGTGTATTTTGTCTAGGGGTCCATTATATTGATAGATAGTAGAGAACATTTCTTGTATGATTTCGGGGAAAGGGTTCTCACATTTGTGGATTTGGAAAGTCATAAAGGATAAATAATATAGACTGAGGATGTTTATATTATTTTATATTGAATTATACTGGAAAAGAGTTGAATTAGTAAATATTCAAATTTTCAAAATGAATATTGTCTATATCGTTTCCAGTTCCAACAATACATTCTTTATGCATAGAAAAACATAAAGCCAAAGGGGCGGATAGTCCACCTATAAATAATTTACAATCGTTTATTGCTATAGCAAATTCTTCTAATGATTTTGGTATATACAACGGTGTATATATTCCTGAATGTTCTATAAAATGGTTGTAATCTTCATAAGAAAAAGTAATAAATAACAATTTGTCGCAGTATTTGTCATAAAGGTCTTTAAAATTTATAGTGGTTGTTGGTCGTCTTGTGGAATAATTTATTAAAATCATATCTTTCCATTTGTTATCTGTAAGTGGAAACGAATGGATATGTAACCATTTATGTTTTCCCCATTCTACATCATATTCTTCTTTGAATATCTTATACCAATTTTCCCTATATAATAATGTGGACCTTCTCCAATCTGTTAAATTTATATCATAGGGCTCATTATTATATATTTTATATTCTTCAATATAATCCTGGGTTGATATTAAATGATATGTGTCATCATATGCTTTTTGTAATCCAAATGCGAAATTATCACCTCCAATATTGTTAGCAATATATAAAATGCCTTTTCTTCCAGATTTGATGTAATTTTCATTTATTACAGATAATTGATGAATAAAATCGCCCAATAATCCACCACTTACATATACAATTGGTGCTTTATTTTCCATAAATAATAATATTTTTATTTTTTATATTATTATTATTAGCATTCTTGTTCTTGCCATCGATTTGAATTATCGCTGAAACTGGGTCTCTGTCTACCACACCGAGTTGTTAGAGCATACCAATTGGCGTGTGGTTGAAGACGTTTCCATACTTGGTCATTTGCATAATTCCAATGTTCCCCTGTTTCACGGAGACGAGGAATGGCTTCTTCATATAAGTCGATGATTTTGTCATAAAAGGAATTGTGGACGATGTATCCTGATGCGGTTTGTCCCTCGATGACTTTTTGTAGGAATGGATATTGGGTGGGTTGGGATTGTTGGAGGTGATAGGAAATCATACAGACATCGAAAGGAATATTGGCGTTGAAAAATTGGTTGAGTTCATTTTCGAATTCTTGTTTGGAAATAATAAAATAGAAATCGTCTTCTAAGATGAGAACATGAGGGTAATTACGTTCTTTGGCGAGTTTTATGACGGCAAGATGAGATTGGGTACATCCTAGAATGCCTTGGTCGGGGGTATGAATCGCTTGGAATCTTTCGGATTTGTCATAAAGATTAAATTGTTGGAGTTCGTTCTCGATTTCGGCTCTGCGGTCGGTTCTTTTATCGAGATTGATATAGAAAATGCGGGGGATATTATGGGACATTATTTTGTATATTACAAAATAGATATTGTATTTATATCTCTATTTGAAGAAATAATTTGAACAAATAAAGGTTTAAATAAAGGTTTAAATAAAGGTTTAAATAAATAATTATAAAATGTCGATTATTCATTTTTTGAAAAACTGTAGGATATGTAAAAGCGATGAATTGATGGATGTGATTTCGCTAGGTGAGCAATCAATAACCTCAAGATTTCCTATTTATGGTGATTTTTCGACACCTACAACGCCTATTCATTTATGTATGTGTCAAGAATGTGGATTGATTCAACTACGTGAAACAACGAATTCATCGGAATTATATGAATATGAATATGGATACCGTTCAGGTATTAGTAATACGATGAAAGCGCATTTGAAGGAGTATCAAGAAGAAATATTATCTAAGGTTCATTTGACCTCTGGTGATGTTATTATTGATATTGGTAGTAATGACTCTACTATGTTACAATATTATTCTCCGGAAATAAGACGTATTGGAGTGGACCCTACAGGAAAACAGTTTCAAGAATATTATGGAGAGGTAGAATTGTTGCCGGATTATTTTAATTATGCCAACGTGATTGGACGATTTGGAGAAATTCGTTGTAAATTAGTTTCATCTATATCTATGTTTTATGATTTACCTGACCCCGTTCAATTTGCCAAAGATATTCATTCTATTTTACATGAAGATGGAATATGGACGTGTGAACAAAGTTATATATTAAGTATGATTGATACAAATAGTATTGATACAATTTGTCACGAGCATTTGGAATATTATGCTCTTCATCAAGTGAAAGAGATAGCTGATAGAGCTGGATTTAAAATAATTGATGTAAAGTTTAACGATTGTAATGGTGGAAGTTTTCGAGTGTATTTTGCCAAGAAAACATCGAATGTCTATATAGAGAATACCGAGTTAATTGATTCTATATTACAAAAAGAAAGAGAGAGAGGAATTATGAAAATGGAGCTTTATACAGATTTTATGAAGGGTTGTGATAGGGAAATTAAATATTTGAAAGATTTTATTGAACTTGTAAAGTCGCAAGGAAAAACGGTATATATATATGGTGCTTCTACAAAGGGGAATTGTCTTCTTCAATATGCTAATTTGGGAGAGTCACTTATTCAATATGCTGTAGAAAGAAATCCAAATAAGATTGGAAAAATGACAAGTACAGGAATAGAAATTATTGGAGAGGAAAAAATGAGAGAAAATCCGCCGGATTATTTGTTAGTTTTACCTTGGCATTTTCGAGAGGAGATAATAAAACGCGAAGATGTATTTTTGAGGAATGGAGGACAATTTATTTTTCCTTTTCCCAAGTTTGAGATTGTTGGCTCTAAACCCAAAGTATTGATAACAGGGTCTAGTGGAATGATAGCGCAATTTGTAAAAGAGGAATTTATCGATTATCATTTGTATGGAATTTCCCGAGATTTGTCAAAAAGGAATAATATGATTACATTTGGGATAGATATGATAATCGATGAGGACGGATTAGAGAATGCGTTGAATATTGTTCGTCCGGATATTATAATTCATTTGGCATCTATATCGAGTTCATTTTATGCTCTTCATCATCCTGTAGAGACAATTCTAGCGAATGGATTAGGGACGGTTCGTTTATGTGAAATCATACATAAAAATGGGTGGGCGACCAAATTATTGAATGCTTCTAGTAGTGAGATATATAAGGGGCATATAGATTATTTTGTGGAAGAAGATGATAAATCATTTTGTCATTTACATCCATATTCGATTGCGAAAATAATGGGTCATTCAATCGTGGATTTTTATAGAGAGACATATGGATTGCCTTTTTCGAATGGAGTCATTTTTACTACAGAATCGTCTTTAAAGCGTCCAGATTTTTTATTGAATAAAGTAGCAGCTCATATTAGAGAATGGAATTCTGGTAATAAGACGGTATTGACTGTAGGAAATTTGGATTCTTATAGAAATATTATTCACGCGAAGGATGTAGCGGGGGCGATTCGTGTAATTGTAGAGGAAGTCAAAGGGGATGATTATGTGATTTGCGGGGATGAAAGTTATAGGATGATTGATTTGGTGATGAAATTATATACACAAGCGGGTATTGCGGTTTGTCATAAAGATGATATATTGTATGAAGTGTCGAGTGGGTTAGAATTATTGGTGATACAAAATAAATCATTAGGGTTTGATTCGACTCCAACGAATATTCGAGGCGAAGCTAAAAAATTAAAGGAATTGGGGTGGAAAATGACCAATAATATTGATTCTATTTTGAATGATTTATTACAAGTTCGGGGGGGTGTGAACGATGAAGTGGTGAAATTTATTCTTTGATAAAAAAATCGTTTACAGCGATTCTATTGATTTTTTTATAACCAAATTGTTGTAAATAATCCGCGCAAGTTGGTTCATTAAAATTATTTTCTATTACCATCGCTTTTATATTATATTTTGTGAAATCGATACCTTTTAATACATCTAGTTCTGTATTTTCGGTGTCGATGGATATAAAATCAATATTAGTAGGATAATTCAATTCATCTAACAAGGATGTTAATGAGCGAACTTTCACTTTACATATTTGGCGGTCTGTAATCAAATGAGAATGTGATTCAATTAGACGTTCATCGGGTTCAAGACCAGAAATAGCAGACAAATTATCATTTAAACAAAAAATATGGAAATCTTTGTCTTCGGTGTCTTCATTTGAAATACAACAATTCATACATTCTTTTCGAATGGAATTGCATTTTTGAAAAGATGAAGGTATAGGTTCAATACAAAGTGCTCTCCATCCTTTTTTTTCAAAAAAATAAGTATTACTTCCGCTTATACCATCATAAGCACCTACTTCTATACAAACGCCGGATGTCAAATCTGGGAATAAAGTATTCAGGAATTCATCTTCTCTATGTTGTCCGTAAAACATAAATATATATTTTTGTAATTATATATCTTTATATAAAAAAAAGATATATAATAATATATGAAATTAGAAGTTTCAATAGGTGAAGCAATTGATAAATATTCAATATTAGAATTGAAATTAAAAAAAATCGATGATGAATATAAAAAGAAAGAAATAAAAAAAGAATTGGATGTGTTATCAGAATGTATTGTTTATAAAGAAACGAACGAGTTTTATTATCATTTACTTATCTATGTAAATGAAACTATTTGGGATATGACAAATGATATTAAAAAGAGAAGAATGGATGACCCTCAATTTTCGATTATTTCAAATAAAATTTTTGAATATAATCAAAAACGTTTTCGTATTAAAAATTGGTTTAATTTATTAGAATCTTCAAATATAAAAGAGCAAAAAAGTTACGCATCTATGAATTGTAAAATTATTATAGAAAATAAAGAAACTATATTTGATAAAATAGCCGAAATACATTATTTAGCATTAGAATATGACACAATAATTTTTGACACGGATTATGTAGATACTATACAACGTATTTTTACTATACCGACTTTTATATATGATTCAAACTATGTTACAAATATATGTATAGATTTAAATACTTATACTATACCCGAGTCAGAAAATAAAGAAATATTTTACACCTCACGATAAACAAACATTTTTAAATATATTCATGACATTTTCAGGATTATAATCCATATAACCATTATTTTTCATATCATATTTATTTTTTGTAAAAGTGGTGAATATATTTGTTAATTCAATCTCATTATTATAAATTACTGCTTTATCTTTTAAAATAATTAGATGTTCTGTTTCAGGCGATGACCCATATGTAATTACAGGTTTTTCACAAATAGCAAATTCTCCACAAGTTAGACCAAATGTCTCACCACGGCTTCTTGCGTGTATAAGAGCATCACACGTATTAATAAATTGACGTTTATATATCATATCAGCATTTCCTGGTAAATAAATGATATTTGGATGTGTATAAAAAATATTTGTATTCATAAATAAAAAATATATATTTGGGGTTTGTGCCAAAGTTTGTTTAATGGAATCATAAACAAATGGAATATCAAATGATTCTTTTCCACCATATCTACCGAATACAATTGCGTTTTCTGGGATATTAAGTTCTTTTCTCATATCGCCTTCTACTTCTGGTAAATATACCATATGAGGTAATACTGGATAATTTGTTCTATGAATATTATTTATAGTTTGTCCAATAGGAGTATATATATCGCCGTGTGGTTGTTCTGTAGTGAAAACACAATGCATTATATTTTTACAGTAATTAGAGAATAATCCGTCATAACCGCCTGCTTTTATAATAAAAATATGTGTTATATTATTATTTTTTACAATATTATCAATATCTTGTTGAGAACTATAATATATTACTGGGAATCGGTTATTAAATTTGTTATATGCTTGTATATCTACATCATATTCATGATGAATTTTATTAAAATCTCGAGTGATAATAATACTTTTATTTCCAAGTATTTTTTCATTATAATCAGCATAATCATATATGGCTATTTCGGTTCCTCTTAATGTTAATTTATTCGATAAAAACGCAATTGTTGTCATATAAATATATAAATTATAAATATTTATATA